CTCAACTGTATGCTCAGGCGACCTAACTAGTTGTGCCGCAGCCCTTACCTCGGCAGCATTTTCTTCCACTTCATTTTCGTCAACTTCCGTTAGAAGTGAATTCAAATGCTCATCACCATCGTCGTATCTCTCAATAACGCGAGGGTCGATACTGGTTGATGCTACGTAACTTCCGGCATCGTAAGCAATGCCTTCTGTCTCGTAGTCATAAGTAGTACCGCTATTATCGCGTACTGCGCGATACGCCCTTGGAATTGACGTATCCTTTTCTACTCTAAAATATCTTACATCAGCCATTATTCACACCCCCTTATGCGGTTACTGTTGCCCATAGGAAAGCCTCAGGATGGTTAATTCTAACGATCCTTGCGCTTGCCTGACGGAGATATCTATTCTTGGTCATGTGATCCAAGATTACTTCTGACTGTGGACCTTGCAGAATGTTGGTCGTGTTGTACGACGCTGATACTTCTACTTGTCCGTTAGCCGTATCTGCAATACGCTCACCTTCTACCGTATATGGAGTTGTTACTAGAACATTCCTGTTAGGTAGGTAACGAGTGTGTGCAGCATCATTTGTTGGCGCTGCTGACTGCATTGGACGGAATCCTGCGTCATAAATAACGAAGGTTGTGCCCTCTGCTAGTAGGTTTGCCACGTCCTGTAGGGTCGGCTTGAACGGCTGCCCTGTAGGTACGTTGTAGTAGGTCTTTAGCTTCTGATTTCTAAGCAATAGCTTCGCTGTGCTTGAAGTCAGGTGAACTACAGTTCCTACGTGTCCCGAGTCGTCGGCAATCTTTGTCTGCCATGCCTCAAGGTCTGCAACCGGGTCAGAGTTAACTTCATCTGTCCATAGGGTTGCTGGTGTAGGCTGGTGGCCTGCCGGGAAACCATAGTCAATTACCAGTGTTGAACCCGTTGGGTAAGTAATTGTCAATGATCCACGGAATGCCTGCCAACGCATCCACTCTGTTAGACGCTCGTTTCTTGTCTGTAGAATTCGTCCTCTTTCAACTACGTCGAGTCCTTCCGCTGCGCGGATATTCTCGTCGTTTGAATTAAGTCTCATCCACTGCTCTCCGGTAATACGGTGCATTTCTTCGAGCAATGCAAGCTCGATCATGCGTTCCTCACGCTCACCAACCGGCATTTCGATTAGTGGTGGCACTGCGTCTGGTGCCTTGAACTGTCCGATACCGAATGAGTATGTCTTACCAACCTCAACTCTTACCGCACGGCTTTGTACGTCACGGAGAGGCGCGATCTGTTCACCTACGAACGCTTCGCGTTCAAGGTTGGTGTCAACTTCATCGTTAATCAGTGCGGTCAAAACCGCCTGATCCCAAATATCAAATCTAGCCATTAAATTTCACCCTTTCCATGCGGCCTTAGTCGAAGTTGCTCTTTGTAAATGCAGCACGTAGCGCTGCTTCATGTGTTGCGAAATCTACGATCTTCAACTTATCGAAGTCGTATACCCCGTCCTTGTCCAGAATTGCCACTGGCTTATCTGACTTATCAGTGCCGTCTGCAAATTCTGTCGTGCGGAATAGGACTGCTGCTACAGCCTGTCCTCCCGCTGCTGTGAAGCGCTCATATTGACCATCGCCCCTCTTTGAGAGAATGGTTCCAGCCAATAGATACCTTCTACCTTCATATGGACCGCTTGAGTCAGCCGCCACACCAGTTGCATTAACTACAACTGATGGAATTCTCGCTGTCGAAAGCGGCCACTTAAGTAGCTCAGGCTGCGGGAGCGCAACACGGCCTAGTGTTCTTGTTACATTAAAAGCCATACTATGTCACCCCTTTATTCAACTGGCTTTCCTAGCGCCTGACGAGCTTCTTTTAGACGCTCATCAAACGGCGTAGTGTCATCTGCGGCTGGTCCTGTTTGGTCGCCAGCGCCAAGGTCAACCTGCGCTGCAAGCTCAACCTTTCCTTCTTCGGTTCGAGGTAGTGCCTCGACCAACTTGGTTACAATATCCGTAGCTGTAACCTTCTCTTCTGAACGATTTTCGTCATCAGCCAAAAGACTTCCGGCTGTTGCGCCATCGTCAGAAAGTAGGATTCTACGAATAGTCTTAAGGAATCCAGGCGCGGCCGATAGGCCAAGCTCTT